TTGTACAGCACAGGTAGGTTTAGGCTTTGGTAATAAGGATATGAACCTTAATAACCTAAGTAAGCTTTCTCAAACTATACAGATGATTGCTCAACATCCAGCAGCTGGTATTATGCTTAAGCCTAAGAATGTTTATAACTTAGTAGCTGAGCAGATTAGAGCTATGGGCCTTAAGAATGTAGATGATTTCATTACAGACCCGGGTGACCAAGACCTACAACAGCAACAAGGACCTAGCCCAGAAGAACAAGCAACACAGATGGAGACACAACTTAAGGTGGAAGAGCTTAAGTTGAAGCTACAGAAGATGCAACAAGAGTCAGCTCTTAAACAACAAGAGATGCAGCTAGACGCACAGTTGCAGCAACAAGAGATTGACCTTAAGAAGCAAGAAGCTCAGGTTACTATGCAGATTAAAGCACAGGAGCTGGAGATTAAGAAGGCTGACTTAGCACTTAAGCAACAAGAACTAATATTAGAAAGGGAACAGAAGAGGCCAGTTAAAATTGGCAACTAGTTAAGGAAAATGACAACTCGTCAGGGGAAATATGGGAAACAGAAAGGAAGACCTCCGAAGAGGGGATGAAGCTAAATTAATATTAAACAACCCTCTATACAAGGAAGCATTTGGGACAGTCAGAACAAGGCTTACAGATGAATTACTAAGTACAGAGTATGAAGAGGGTAATGAAAGAGATGGTTATTATATGGCTATTAAAGCGTTAGAGCTGATTGAGGGTTACCTTGAATCAGTACTAGCAACAGGAAAGTTTGCCGAGAAGGGGCAATACTAAATTAAACTAAGCGAGAGGAGTAACTTATGGATTCTGTAGAGAACACCCAAGAAGTTAATACTATACCTACTAGAACAGGTGTAGGCAGTGCAGAAGATGCTGCAAATAAAATCCTAGGAATGTGGGACTCAGAAGAGCAAACCGCAAACGAGGAAACCAATACTAATGATGACGAGTCAGTGGTAGAGGATGAGGACGAGACAGTAGTTGAGTCCGAGGAAGCTGAAGTCGAAACTGAAGAGGGCTCTGATGAAGAGGAAACCTCAGGAGAAGTAGAGGAAAGTGATACTGAAGAAGAGTATGAAGTAGTAGATGAAGATGACCTCAAGTACACCATTAAGGTGGATGGCGAGGAGTTGGAAGTCTCTATTGACGAACTCAGAAGCGGTTATCAAAGACAAGCTGACTACACTCGTAAGTCTCAAGCATTAGCAGAGCAACGTAAGGAGACGGAGAACATCCAGTCCGAACGTCAGCAGCTAGAGCAAGAGAGGCAAATGTACGCAAATGGCTTACAGATGTTGCAAGAGCAACAACAGGCTAAGCTGTCTGAATTTGACAATGTTGATTGGAACTCCCTCAAAGAGGAAGACCCTTATCAGTATATGCTAAAGAAGGATGAATTCAGAGACGCACAGGAAAGAGTAGCTAACGCAGCTGAACAACAACAGTTCATACAACAGGAACAGATTCAAGCAGCGAATAAAGCAAGAGCGGGTTTTGTACAGAAAGAGTACACTAAACTTGCAGAAGCCTTACCTGAGTGGAGCGATAAAAACTCTACTATTAAGACAGACATAAGAGATTATGCTACTTCAGTAGGCTTCTTAAAGGAAGAACTTGACCAACTAGCAGACCACCGTAGTGTTCTTATTCTAAAGAAAGCTATGGAGTTCGACAAGCTAAGTAAGAAGGTATCTCCCAAAAAGAAGAAAGTCAAGACCGTTCCCAAAGTCCAGAAGTCCGGAAGAGGTAATTCAAAAGAAGACGCAGCCAGCGAAGTAGCCACTAAAAAGCGTACACGGTTAAGGAAGTCAGGCAAACAACAAGATGCCGCTTCCGTCTTTTATGATATGCTATAGGAAGAACCTATGGCGCACAAATAGGAGGGCATTATGCCTACTAATTTCGAAACTTATGATGCAACAGCAATCCGCGAGGATTTGTCTGATGTAATTTACGACATCAGTCCAACGGATACTCCGTTCCTGTCTGGTATCACTGGCAAAGGCACAGTCTCTAATACATTCTTTGAATGGCAGACTGAAGCTTTGGCTGCTGCCTCTGGCACAAACAAGCACGCTGAAGGTGCTTCTGCTGGTACAGCTGCTACAACTGCAACAACACGTCTAGGTAACTACACACAAATCTCTAAGAAGGTTGTGGAAGTTACAGGCACTCAAGACACAGTAAACAATGCTGGCAAGAAGTCTGAGATGGCACACCAATTAGCTAAAGCTTCTAAAGAGCTTAAGCGTGATATGGAAACATCTCTTCTAGCTAACACTGCTTCTGCTGCTGGTTCTTCAGGTACTGCACGTACTACACGAGGAGCTGCAGACTTCATCTCTAGTAATGCTACAGATGCTTCTGCTGCTGCAATCACAGAGACTCAGGTTGTTGATACAGCCGAAGCTATCTGGAATGCAGGTGGTGATGCTTCAACTGTACTATTAGGTGCTACTAATAAGAAGTTGATTACAGCTATGTCTGGTAGAGCAGATGCAACTCGCTCAGTTACTGACGAGAATATGTCTATCTACAATGCAGTGGATGTATATGTATCTGACTTTGGTACATTCAACATCCAGCTTGACCGCTTCTGCGACCAAGACGTTGTGTACTTCTTACAGAGCGATATGTGGGAAGTGGATTACTTGCGTGATTTCCAGACAGTGGACATTGCTAAAGAAGGTGACTCTGATAAGAAGATGCTTCTTGTTGAGTACGGCCTACGCTGTGGTAACGAAGCTGCTAACGGTAAAATCTTTAACACTTCAGGTTAAACCTAACGACCACCCCGGGAAACTGGGGTGGTTTACTTTATGGCTATTAAATCAGACTTAATTGAAAACCTAGACGGCTCTCTTACTATTATATCTCATCAAGAAGATAAGATATTACAGTCAGTAGCAGGCGTTAATAAGAAAGATAAAGAAGCCCAAGGTAGGGGTACCTACAAGGGTGACTCACAGTTCTCACACCACGTGGCTAGAATTCCAATGATTGTTGTAGAGAAGATGATGAGAGATAAGGTTTGGGGAAACCAAGACCGTATGAAAGAATGGTTAAACAACCCAGAGAATTATATGTGGCGAACAACTAAAGGTAAACTATAATGGCCCTAAGTACATACTCAGAACTAAAGACAGCAGTAGCAGACTGGCTAAACCGTAGTGACTTAGCTACAAACATACCAGACTTCATCTCACTGGCAGAAGCAAGAGTCAGTAGAGACTTAAGAATTCGTGCTATGGAAACACGTAGTATAGCAACAACTACTTCCGGTAACAAGTATATTAACTTACCCGGTGGTTACTTACAGATGCGTAATATTCAACTAAACACAAACCCAACAACACCACTAGAGTTCATCTCATTAGAGATGTTAGACAGACTGTATGGCTCAGATGTCACAGGTAAGCCTAAGGCATACTCTATTGTAGGTGATGAACTACAGATAGCTCCTATCCCAGATGCTGCTTATACTATTGAGATGGCATACTACAGGAAGTTCACTAAGCTAGGTGATGGCACAGCCGGAACTGCAACATCCAACTACTTAACGACAGACGCACCCGATGTATTACTATATGGGGCTTTGCTTGAGGCAGAGCCTTTTCTACAGAAT